TGATGAACTTGTTCTTGTAAGTGTAAAATTACCTGCGTTGGTAACTGACACGTCTGGGTGTCTCAAACCATCTGCAACAACTTGTACTGTTTGTCCTTCAAGACCTTGTGCACCAGTGAATGAACTACCACTGGCTGAAGTTGTGTGATATGAATCTACATACACATCATCTTCTGTAAGTTTCTCTAGGAACAATCCACCTTGCAAGGTAGAACCATCGTTGTCGTATCTTCTTGTCAACACGTACAATGAATCATCTGCTACACCTAATGCTTTGAACTGTCCGTTGGTAGTCCATCTGTTCCATCCAACAACAGAAAACTCAACGTTGATACCTAGGCATCCTATAGTGCCATCGCTGTTCAATGCAAAAGCATAGTTGGTGTTGTTGTTTGAGTAATTTGTAAGATGGGCCATTTGTGTTGCACCTGTCAGTATGTCATGATGAATCAATGAATAGTTTTTTGCAGAATAGGCATCAGTGTTGAAATTGTAAACGAATGCTCTGGTCTGTTTGCCTGATTTGTCATTGAACAATACTTCGTTGTCAACAACTATTGGTTCTGTCACTCCTGATGCAATACCGTATCTTGTTTGTTGCCTTACAAGCACGTTGCTTGGAGTTACAGGTTCTCCTGACATATCAAACTCACCATCTGATGTGAATATGAAAAGTGATTGTTGTGATATGATGTGTCTTATGATGTTCAATTCGTCCGATGCTATGGTAAAAGTAAATGCCGCATCATCTGTGATATCTCCTGTGACAGTTGTTGAGCCTCCTGACTCTGTCACAACTTTTGTCAATGGATTAAAATTATAAAAATCTCCTGACTGTGATCCAAAAACAGTCTGTGGTTTGTCTCTGCTACCTCCAAATATCAATCTGTTCTGGTGGAAAGATACTGACCTAGGAAAGCCACCACCTTGTGTGGCTGGTAAATTTGAGAATGCAGATATCTCCCATTCGTTACCTGTAGCACCTTCTGTGTCAACAAGGTCAAATATTACATCAGCGGTCATCACTGTTGCTGATGATCTTGTTTTAAGTTGAACAAGTCCACCGTTGATTGCCACGTACATATTTTTGTGTCCGTTCGGCCAATCTGCATCAACCCAAGTGTATGAACCAGCACTCAAAGTCATGTTGATTCCTGTGCCTGTTGTTGCACTTGGTGTCAGTGTTGTTGCAAAATTAAAATTTGCTAACGGAAGAAAGTCAAAAGTTAAATTACTTGCTGTCCAATCTGTGTTTACAGAACCTCTGACTAATTGTACAGGTTGTATGTCTGGATGAACAAAAATCATAACGTCAAATGATTGTGTAAATCTAACATCTGGTAATTGATCTGTTGTGAAAGGAAAAACTTGTCCTCCTGATCCATTTGTCAAATGTGCAACTCTTGTGTCTTGGTAAAAGATATGCATCTGTGCTTCTGTGCCGGCACTAGTATCTTTAGGTTCTAATACGATTATGTATTCTTGTCCGTCGCTGAATCTAAATGGAATCAGCCTGCTTTGTAAATGGAAACCGTTTGTTGTTAATGTTGTAGAGCCATCTGGTGTTGTAGATGAATCAGGGTCAGCAGAAATATATTGGAAACCTTTTCTCTTTTGCATACCACCTTGTGGTAGCAGTAACATATTTTCGCATTCTTCTAAACCAGTCTTGTAAAGTTGTGAATCCACCCGTCCATCCATGAATGGACCTAACTGTCCAGTGTTGAAAGAGTTCTGTGTTATTCTTCTTGTTGCCATGCATTAATTTGTCGGATGTCTCAATCTATTAAAAGTACCACCTATGTGTGCTTCAACTAATGTGCCGATAGGCATAATGTTTCTCGGTGGATTTTCTTGACCATCTGATATCCTTGCCGCTCTTAATTTTGCTTGGAAATCCTCTGCAAGTCTGTTTGTGATTGTTCCAACTCCTGTGATTGCTTCATTTATTTCTACAGCCAATTTAGCGATAAGTGCCTCGATAAAAAATACAGGAAACTTGTCTTCGTCCATATCTTTTACATATACGATGTTTAATATTTCTGTGTTGGAATAAACTTTGTCTCCCTCTACGGAATAATCTGTGATTGCATATCCTTGGCTATCAAAAAAACCTTTGATTCTAATTATGCTACCTGGTAGACTGTGTGTTTTTGTGTAACTTTTATCTGTTGGTGTTTCTGTTGTTATGTTTAATGCTTGTTTGTTGATTGCAAAATTCCAAAATGTATAATACATCAAACCTTTTTTTACATTCTCGTACATTGTAGAACAAACGTTGGCCTCATTTGATCCATCTGTGAATGCACTTATGGTTGATGCACCACATTTTACTAGTGCTTGATTTGAAATTGAAACTTTTGATTCAGCCATTTTTTAAATTCCTTTTATTTTTAGTATTATTTACCGTTAAAAACAAGACAGGCCCAGTTAAGGGCCTGTCCATAACAAAAACAAATACAATCCATTTTGTTCCTGTTAGTTTTTTGTCAATTACAAAATTATTCCGTAACTTGTAACTCGCATACTCCGTCTGCGTCGATCATTGCCGCACCCATTGACATCTCACCTAGTATTAAAGTTGATGCTTTTTGTGGCACGTAATTGATGTTTACGTTAACGTCAGAACCGACTGCTAATCCCATTGAATTTTTATGGAAAGCGTAACATTTTCTAACTACTGAATCTGCAGTTAAAAGATTACTTACTACCACTCTAAATCCAAATATGTTTGGAATATAACCAGTTGACAACGCTGTGTTAGTGATTACACCTGAATCAGATGAAACTAACGTAGTGTCAGTCAAAATGTCTGTAAGAGCCGCTGGTGAAATAACCAAAGTTCTGTCACTAGCAGGTACAGATAAAGCGTTTAAAGCCTCGTGTACTTCTAGTAAAGCCGCTTTGTTCAAACCATTTGCTCCTTGAGAAGTTGTTTTGATGTTAGTTGGAGTACCAGCATCTAGAGCATCTACGATCGCTTGGTCAGCCGCTCTTGCGAGTGCACCACCAATTGCTTCTGCAAATGTTTGTCTCATATCGATGTTGACCTTGATTTCATCAAGTGTTTGTACGTATTCACCTGCGTGATAATTTGCCAAAGTCGCTGTGACTGTGGCATTTTGAGCAGTGGATCCCGTATATGCACCTGGTGAAGTTAACGATTTGCTCGTATCCGACATCACGACGATGTCCTCGAAACGTGCTTTGTTTTTAATCGAACCACCTTTTGTTAAAGTGTTAAATTTGTAAGTGCTTCCAGTTACATTTCTAACAACTCTAACAGAGTTAGTAAGATTTGATGTAAGTTGCTGATAAGCGTGTTTTACATCATCGGAAAACATAGTTGTAAATGCATTACTAACTGATGTTCCTGCGTTTGCTACTAAAGCCATGTTATTATCCTCTCTTTAGTTTGTTGTTATTATAATTTAACGCTTTTGAATTGTGTTATATTTCGAATGGGCCTTGCGGTTGTCCTTCTTATACAACGTTCTAGAACTTGTATTTTACAGCAATACCAACTGTTTGTAATCTTGTACAACCAAAGTAGGCCTTACGGTTATCTACACGATTATTTATAATTGATAAGGAAATCCGTATCTGTGTTGATTGTTATTTTTGGATAGTATTGTTTTATTTTTTCAAACGTGTGTTCGTATCTCCATTCAGGCACTTGATTGTGTGTGAGGCTTACGTTTGTGTCTGTCTTGCCTCTGTATATTGAATCGGGACCTCCATCAAAACCAATGACATTGATCACTGTAAAACTTAACTGGGCCGCAAACACTATGGCTATCTCTCCTGTCAACCAACTGTTCATCCTCACGTATGGAAAACGTATCTCTCTCATATCCGGTATGGTTATTGTGCTGGTTTCTCTGTGTGCCCTATACGACAGGAAAGGCAGATACACCTGCTTGATACCATCCTTGCTCATCTCTTCTAACACTCTCTTGTCCTTGGCCACTAACCAATCAGGCATGAAGTCTCGATATATTTGATTGCATCCAAACGTTGGGTGTTTTATTTGTGTGAGGTCGTATTTTTTACGACTTGCACCATTACCAATCACTGTGCATTCAGGCATTATTTGTAGATGAAAGGATCTTTTTGTTTTAGTTTTTCGATCTTGTTGTAGTATTCGTTGTCCCACCAACTCAATTCATTGCTGTCAAGTGTTTTGAATCCTTTGTCCCTGTCTATGTACTTGTAGTCAACTTTTTCTAGGTCAAACTGTGCCAACCAAGTGAATATTGTTTTGATCTGGAAGTCCTTGCAGGAATACACATCCAATTGTATCACTGATGGTTCCAACCAACTGTGGAATGTGATAGAACTGGTGTCTATGATAGCAACAGAACTGTATCCTTCGTTGCCTTCCACATCTGACCAAGCCGTGTGTGGACCTGAAAGTATGTTCATGTCAATTTTTTTTATTAAATTTTTTATTTCGTTGTCCAAACGTTCTTGATCTTTGAACAGAGGTGGTGAATTAACTTCTGCTCGTACCAATAGATGTTTGTGGACTAGTGCTGGGTTCATCTTTTGGCTGTTCTTGCTGATCTGATCACTGCCGCTCTGGTCACGAAACCTTTCTTGCCTCGTGCTATCGGCTTCTTGCCTGCTTTTCTTCTCTTGTTTGCATAGTAGTACAGGCCTTTCTTTGCTACTCTGCCATCTTTTGTTCTGTGATATCCTTTTTTCATATTATCTCCATGCTTTGCAGGACCAATATCTTGCTTTTGTCTTGGGTCCTGGTGTTGAACACTTGTGCCTTGCTAGGAAACTTTTCCTTCTAGCAGGATTTGATTTCTTGATCCTCATTTTTGGATCACCC